GTAATCAATGCCCTTCGATACAGAAAATGTGGCGAATACATATCATTTGCCTTTCCGTTCTTTTCCCCACAATCATCAGAAATTGAAAATACAAAATCCTATCCTCGCCGATATGCTGGGCGTTTGCGAGACATCTATGTGAGGGTTGGATTCCTTCAAGATGTAATGAAGAAAACTTCGCTTAAGACGTTCACAGATTTCATAGGTAATATTTTAGCGGATATATCCACGGCGGCGGCGAATATGTGGGATTTGAGATTAACTCCCTCGACTGGAAAGGCCGGGGAAACGGAAGTAGCTACGATGAAAGTGGTAGATTACAAGTTTGTCAATTCCATCAATTATGGGAAAGTCTATACGTTTGATTACTTCGATGCTGAAAGTTTGCTTCAAAGCATCAGGTTCACACCTACCATCAGCAATCCACAGGCCATCCGAACGATGTATGCCGAAACCAACAACCCCAATAATAGAACCATTTTGAGTGACCAGAATGAGTTGTTGGATTACCAGTTCAAAGATCGACTTCGATTGGATAATGTGCAGAAACCACCCAAACATAAAGATTCTCAAACTTCTCTTGCATCTGCTCTGAGAAGTCTTCAGTTGTTAACTCCCGCCAACGGGGCTATGCAAATGTCGATTCAGCGGGCTGATGATACGATTATTGTCAAAAGAATGGTTCTTCCTAGCATCGATATCTTGAAACTCTTGTTGGATGATGGAGATATGGAAAACAATCCCCGCTACTGTGGAATCATGCCGAATATTCAAGCCCAATTTACCATTCAAGGTGTAGGTGGGTTGAGGACGTTTATGATGTTCCTCGTTCGCAATCTTCCCGAACCGTACTCTCATAGGAACATTGTCTTTCGTATCATTGACTTGACCGAGGACATTGAAGCTGGAAAGTGGACAACGACGATTACTGCGGGTATTCTTCCATTGAGAAAGCACGTCAAGGAACGGCTTGGTCTCGTTGGCGAAATAAGTTGACAAACCGACCGCAATATTGTAAGATAGCGGTCGATGATTGAGACAAGTGCAGATTGCATCCGTTTCCTTGCGGAAAGTAGCGGAGAGTGGATTGTTCATGTGGTTCCTGTTGAAGAGGGAGTTCATCCAGCCGACAACGCTCAAAGTATTCTCTTCATCAAAGTTCTTTCCACTGAAAAGACCTATTACTTCGCCCCCGACCATCCCGATTCTACTCCTTCCATACGCCCCGAAGAGTTTCTCAACGAGTGTCTGCGACATACCAAAAATCTCAAGTGGGCTCTGGATCGAAAGGCATTCCTTCAACTGATTCGGATTCCTTGTGTGTACGATGCCAATCTTTGTGGGTATTTGAAGGCGTGTGAAGCGGTAGATGCCAACGAGTTCAATACATCAGCTCATGATTTGGTTCAGAGAAATTCTCACGGAGCAAAACGATTGAATCGCATCATTCCTTTGATGAAGCATCTGGAAGCATTTGAAGACATGTGCAAAACCATTAAGAAAATGATAGGCAACATGAGCAAGTCCACGCTTCTGGTGAATGATGTAATCTTGGAAACTCTCGGGTATTTGGAGCAAGTGGGGATTTGTGTTGATCCGGCGATTTTCGGCAAGTATTTTCAAGTCAAGCCGAACGCCAGTGGGAGAGTCTTCAGTCAATATAACATCTACACCAGTACCGGGAGACCTAGCAATCGGTTTGGAGGTGTCAATTATGCCGCTCTAAACACCAAAGATGGGTCCAGAGCCTCTTTTGTGAGTCGTTATGGCAAGGATGGACGGATGGTTGTGGTTGACTATACGGCATTCCATCCCCGTATTGTTTGCAAGTTGACTGGATACCACATTCCTGTAGGGACTGACATCTATGGATACCTCGCCAAGCTCTATTTCCAGAAGAAATCGGTGGATGATATGGACATCACGGAGGCCAAGAAGCTGACTTTCCGACAACTTTACGGCGGGGTCGAAGAAAAATACATTCACATCAAGTATTTGGCCAATCTCAAGGCATATATTGACGAGCAATGGGAGTTCTTCCAGAAAAATGGTTATGTTCTGACTCCATTCTTCAAGCGAAAGATTACCGATAAGCACATTACCGAGCCAGATCCTCCCAAAGTGTTCAACTACATCTTGCAAGCGGCGGAAGGTGAGATTGCTATATCAAAGTTGCAAGAAGTTCAGATGTATCTGGCAAGCAAGAAGACCAAAGCCGTGCTTTATACGTACGATGCCGTGCTTTATGATTTTCATAAGGATGATGGGCTTCAAACTCTCAATCGCATTCGCGAAATCATGAGCTTCAATGGAATCTTTCCGATGAAGACCTACATTGGAGAGAACTACCATTCGGTCAAGCAGATATCCCTCTAAAAACACTTGACATGATTAGAGATGCTGGTGGAGAATTTACTGGGTCAATTGGATCTTTGATATTGACTCGAAAAGTAATGAACGACATAAAAGATGGTAAATTCTTATGAAATGGTTTTCTCTGATGCCGAAAAATAACAACCGTTTATCTCAATTGGCAGTTGGGTTCGTGATATTCTAGTATTTTTGGGGTTGGGTCTTTTTTGTGTATAAAGTTCTTCCAATCGCTTTCCCATACATATCTCACGGTATATCCTCGCCTAACAAACATATCAAATTTTTTGAGTGTTTCGTGGTGTAGAATCCCAAATGTAGTTTTACAAGTTTTGTTGTAGTCGTCTGGGTTGAATTTTACGGGGTTCCCATGCCAATAGTCTCCAAGGAACTCATAAATAGTATTTGCTTTGGAGTCGTATCCATCTACTTGTTTCCCTTCAAGATATACCTGTCGATCCGGAATGCCCATATGATCGAGGAAATCGGTTTCTTTTTTTGAGATTCTTTTGAAACATTTTGGGCATCCATCTCCATGTAAATGGTGGTGGGGCGTTTGTAGAAAAGGTCCATGTCTGGGGCAGAGAATGGTTATTTTGGTGTTTGCCTGAATGTATTTGGAAAGAGAATAATCATAGGCATTTCCATGGATTTCTCTGCACTCTTGAATGAAATGTGGTGTAGATTTGGATAGGAGTATTGTATTGTTGGCATATCTACATTTAGAACATCCTTCTCCGCTTAGATGGTTAAGAGGTCGTTGTAGGAAATCTCCGTGAATGGGACAGATGATGATTATTTTGGATGTGCTGTTTAGATATTTTACTTTGGTGTAATCATATTTTCCGTCTTGTATTTTCTTTGCCCGCTCTACAAATTCTTGAGTTGTTAGCGACCGTGAACGAATGGAGTTTAGGCTTCCACACTTTGGGCATCCTTGTTTTTGGCGTATGTGTGCGGCTGAAGTTTGTGAAAACTCTCCATGTATAGGACAATCTATAAGGATTTTGGTGTGGTTGTTGATATAGTGAGTTTTGGTATAACCATACCTTTCCCCGTGAACGGTTATGGATCTGGCGATAAACTCTTCTGTCGTTAGTCTTCGGCTCATAATATTCTGCTATTTGGAGTTTTCCTCCATATTTATACATAGATTATATGTCTAGAATTGTTGATGAAATTTTTGGGGATGTTTGTTTGGATGAGAGAATTTCTGATGGTATTTTTCGCCTTGGTGAAGAAGCTCATATGAATGCTCTTCGGGATCATTTAATCAAGAGGGGGCTGGCTCTTGAAGATGCAATTACCGTAACCAATAAGATGTTGGAAGGAAAATTTCCAGAAAGACAGGTTTATAGGGCGGAAGATGGAATCCTCGTAACATTCCCCACTCCTCAACATAAAGCGAACGCGATGAAGGAAAACCCGGGGAAATATACGGAGAAGAACCCCATTCCTCAAGCTGCTCCTAAAGAGCCTGCTCCGGAACCAAGCCCACCACCTCGATTAGCACCTTCCGGTCCTGCGCCAGCACAGCCAGAACCGAAGGGAATACAGCAAGGTGGAAATCTCTTGGCAATTGAACCTCCGCGTGGACCGGAGAAGCCTGAACCACCTCCAGCACCACCAACGCCTCCTACGACTCCTCCCAACACTCCCGAAAGAGTGGCGGCAGAAAAAGCTGTGGTAAAACAAATGATCAATACAGATGACACTGCTTTGACATCGAGATATGTTCCACCCATTCCTGAAAGTTGTATCAAGCAACTAGCTATATTACGGGAGCACGCCATTTCTCGCGGTTTGAAAGAAGCAAGTGATTTCCTAAGCCAATATGTGAAATCCTAAAAGATGTTACCGATTTTTCTATGAACGAATTCGAACACAGACAATTACTGTGTACTTTCTCCAATAACCAAGATTTCCGTCAAACAGTCGCGGAAATCAAGGTCTTCTATGAAGTGTACAGTAAACGCATTTTTGCGTTCTCCAATATCAACAATCCAAAGGAACTCTATCTCACTTACAATGTGGTGAACATGAAAAAGGATGGACAGAAGTTTCCTAACACGATTTTGATTCACCGTAAAAAGCAGACAAATACGCTTTACACTCTTAATGCCATGAACAAGTTGATCGAAGAAGAAAATGGTCAAGCCGATAAGTCCTTCGTGGTCAACTGGAAGCTTTACGAGAACTCCCTCATTATCACCGGCGACGTGTCTGTTCGCATCATTCCCCTGAAAATATTCAACGTTTTCGAGGGCGAATAAAAATACTCATTGCCACTTAAAATAAGTTGCAAAATGAGTTTTTCCATGATAGAATGCTATTTATTGAGGTAAGAAAGTTGAGACCTACCAACGTGGTTAGCCGATTGACTTAATTACCTAGTTAAACACTAAAATGATAAAACATTATGATAGACGTACAAAAACTCGCTGATCGTCTCAAGAAATTTGAGAACGAAGAAAAACAGTCCGAAGCTTCTAAACACCTTTGGAAACCCAAAGAGGGTTTGCAGACGGTTCGGATAGTCCCCTACAAGTTCAACCTCGATAGTCCCTTCATTGAATTGAAGTTCTATTACAAGCTCGCCGGCAATAATTACCTCGCTCCCTGCACCTTTGGCAAACCAGATCCTATTCTGGAATTTGTCGAGACGCTTCGATCGAGCGGTGTTCAGGCCCAAAGGGAACTCGCCAAGAAGCTGGAACCCAAGTCTCGTACCTATGCTCCCGTCATCGTTCGTGGTGAAGAGGAACAGGGCGTGCGTTACTGGGGATTCGGAGTTACTGTTTACAAGCAACTCCTCAAGCTCATAACCAACCCGAAGTGGGGTGATATCACCTCTCTGACGGAAGGCAATGACCTTGAGATTGAATTCCACAAGGAATCCAAGAAGAAAGGTAAGGATGGTAAATCCTTCCCAGAAACGAACATTACCCCTGATCCGAGAAAAACACCTGTGGTTAATCCAACCCGTGGTGATCTCGTTCAAAAAATCAAGGAACAGGTCGATATTCTGACGTGTTGGAATCTTCCAGAATACGCAGACTTGAAGGCCGCTATGGATAAGTTCCTAAATCCCGAAGCTGCTGCTGAAGCGGCTGAAGGTGAAGCCGGGGATGATGTCGATGAAACTGCCGCTGCTCCTGCAAGCGTCACTCCAAATCCAGCACCCGCGACAACTGCCGCACCGGCAACTGTAGCGCCTTCCGCACCACCAGAAGATCTAGGCCAAGCATTTGAAGACTTCTTCAAAAAGTAAGCCGTGATTGGTTAAAATATCTTGCAAGGTTACCAGTTTTCTGGTAACCTTGCAAGTATCATCACAAAAGGAGAATTCCCATATGGCAAAGAAGACAAGTGGTAAGCACGTAGAATTTGACGAGTCGGTAGATCGAGATGAACTCGCAGTATTACTTGCGAAAGAACTCAACAAAGGCGGTAAAGTATCTTACTTTTTGGATGAGGATGACAATCCTTCTCAAGTGACCGAGTGGGTATCAACTGGTTCAACCCTTCTTGACCTTGCCATTTCCAATCGACCTAACGGAGGACTTCCTGTAGGTCGTATGGTGGAGTTGAGTGGTCTGGAAAGCACAGGCAAATCCCTTATCTGTGCCCAGATCATCGCCGAAACGCAAAAGCGTGGAGGGCTGGCAGTATTTTTTGATTCAGAGTTTTCCGTTGATCGAAATTTCTGGGTTGCTCTTGGAGTTAACATCCG